TGGTGTCGGTTACCCGAGAGTCTCTGGTGATCCCCGAGGTTCGTCGTCTGGTCGAAGGTTCCCCACGGGTGGGTCCACCTGGAGAACTCCTCCCCCGGGGTCTCGCCGTGGAACTCCTCGTGACCGCCCCGGGACTGCCAGATCGTTGCCCAAGGATAGGTCACCTGGACATTCGCCACTGGAAGTTTCGTATTCCACACAGCTGAATTTGCAGCGTCAGACATTCAGCTTCCTCCTCGGCAGCATACCAGCTACAAACCCCAACGGGCATTCCTTGCAGCGGCGCATGACAACGCCGTCATTATAGAATCGAACGCCGACGTTCGCCTCAGCTACGTGTTGCCCGTGGCCGACGCGCTTGGGCTTGCGCATCGCTGCCCTGTGTTCTTCAGTCAGGGGCCCTTTCATATTCTCGGTGTTTTTCTTAGGCTTCCGTAGCTTCGCTCTTCTTTCCTCACTATAGGGTCCGAGGATTCTTCCCTTCTGTTTCTCACCCAACCTCCTACACCATTCAGCGCTGCGGGGAGGCCTCTTCTTTCCCCTGAGCGCTCGACCTGCTCGACCTGCTGCCTCGGGAGAGATCGCCTTCCCATCGAACATGTTCAGCCAACGTTCTACGTACATGTACGACATCTGGCTCCCCGTGCTCCTCGCGAAACGCAGCGACCTGCTTCGAACTCGTGAAGTACGTGGTCCAGAGGTTTTGTGGGTTCGCCACCTTTGTGACGGCTGCGTACTCCACTCCGTAGTACCAGCGATCCAGCCAGCTCCAGCCTATGAGGTATGTGTATGGTATCCACATCATGCCATCAGGATCCCGTAAACGCGCCGCCGCCCGATGACGAGACCGCGCCGCCCATCCCTCCGGTCTTACTGTTGAAGTTTGGAGACTGTATCAGTTGGCTCGTCGCCGTGTTGGCGTAGTTTTTCGACTGCTTGATGATCCCCATCGCTTTCTGATAGTTTTGTAGGGACTGTTGGACGCCGCTCTGGTTGAGGACCGAGTTGGGGAGGTGGGTGCTGTCGGACTGCTGTATCATCTGGAACAGTTTGCCCAGGATGGAGGAGATCGAGGTCGACGACGTCCCTCCTCCCGAGGCCGGCGTTGGGGCCGACCCCACGCCGAGCGTGTTCTGGGTGACCTGGTTGTTGGCCAGCTGGTTCGCGATTCCGATGGCGGCCTCCAGCTGCGTCATCGTAACGGTGCCGGCCCGGACGTCCGCCTGGAGCTCCACTATCATCTGCGCCATGGCGGCGTTCACCGCGTCCTGTTCGGGAGACGCCGCGTACGGGGTGTTCGCCACAGTGTACACCACCGACCCATCGAGGTTCTCCCAGGCGTTGTACCCGGGGTGGGGGTCGTTCGGGGAGTACGTGAAGACCTGAAAGGACCCATCGGGAGGGGACCCGACAACGGGTCCCGGAGCGGTGTTGGAGACCGGGGTGTTGGACGTCGAGACGTTGTCGAAGGAGACGGTCCCCGTGGCGGTGTCGTACGTTCCGACCTGTAGGTTGGGTCCCACACTGTTCAGGAGTTGGAGAAGTCCGAGGTACACGATCTCGGACGTCGTCGGATCGAGGTCCGCCACGACCTCGTTGGCGGGGACGAGTCCCCCGAACTGGTTAAGGAGGGTCGCCATCTGCTGCGCGACTGCGTTCGTGACGGGAGTATTGGCGGAGACCGCGTTGATCCCGGCCGCGTTAGCCACGGCGTTGACCACGGCCGCGGCGCCCATAGTGGAGGCCATCGAGGTGAGGGCGCCGCCGAGGGAGCTGCCGGTGAGTCCGTTGGTCCCCATCCCCGACTGACCGGCCATGGCGGTCGACATCGTCGAGATGATCTTTTGAAAGTTGTTGACCGCTTGAGGAATGATGGCGGACTGCGACTGGGGATCCACAGCCTGAATCATCTTGAGGACGTTGGGCGGGGACCCGCCGTACTTATTGATCGCATCGGTCTTCGCTACCGATGCGATCGTCGGCCAATTCCCGGAGTACTGGGCGTAGGTGTTCTTCGACGCGCCGGTGTACTCGACGCCGGACCCGTTTGGTTTATAGGGGTGCGCGTTGTACGCGGAGACGCTGGTGAAGTCGTACCGAGCGTTTGGCGTTAGCGTGTTGGACTGGGTGGACATGGGCGTGTAGGTGCCGCTTAGGCTCTGCGCCGCCTGGTGGACGTCGGTGTTGGCTTGTACTACGTCCCCGATGCCGCCCATGTTGTCGGTCGCGCCGGAGTCCTGGCTGCCTCCCCGGGCGAACGTTCCTAGGATGATTGGATGCTGCTCGGCGTCGTCCATGTAGAACCCGAAGACCCGAGAGCCGACGATCATGCCGGTGGGGGAGCTCCCCATCTTCTGCGTCGCCGAGGACGTGACGGACTGCAGGGGCATCGCCCACTGAAGGCCGGAGTCCGTGTTGTTCTGCTCGTTGTCCTGCTTGCCGTAGACGCGGATCTGTACGCGGCCAGACTGCAGGGTGTCGCCCGGCTGTCCGTCGGAACGGTTGGCCTCTCCAGCGTGTCTGCACTCTCCTATGAAGTAACGCACGATTACAACTCCTTATGCTGTTTTAGACCCTTGTTCCAAGGTATTTTCTTCCCGGTCTTGAACGTGTAGGGTCCGCGCTTCTTTCCTGTTCGCGCTTTGCTGGATGCTGCACAGTGCTCTGCGCTTCTCGGCGGCTTCTTTTTCCCCTTTAACTTTTTGGATAAGTTTTGCTTGCGCTCCTCAGTAAGAGGTCTATCCATCAACGTTGCGGATATTTTCGCTTAGTTTCCTCGGTGATGTTGGTCTGCCCATCACCGCCTCCGGTGCTGTTGTAGCCGTGCCTGCACGAGTCGTAGTACGCTATCCAGTAGATCTCGCGCTCGTTGAGAACGTCGGGATCCTCTATCCCATCCTCCAACACCTCTTGCACCCAATATTCACGTCCATATTTTTGAATAGCGTTGTGGAAGTGACACCTAGGATTCTTAGCACTCTTACAATGTCTTTTCCATCGACGTTGTAGCGTGCTCTTTGTCTTTCCTACGTAACGCTTGCCGGTCATTGGTAGGTACGCTGAGTATATCATCATGCTAAACTCCTTAGCCAACTGAGACATTGTACCCCCCTTTTACGAAGGCCACGATGTACGTACACATCGGGTACATCGTCGGCGCGCGCGCCTTGTGTCGGACGCTCACTATCAGGACGTCCTGGGTTATCTGCTTCTCCAAGTCGCCGTCCGCTGCCCACGCAGCCTTGAGGGGCAGCTGCAGGGTGATGACGTTGCCGACCTTGAGATCGGGGTTGGCGTACACCTCCATCATCCCGATGTCGTTGTTGAGCCTCGACATGAACTGATCGCGGGCAATCTTAGCGTCCGCCTCGCCGGTGGCCTCGGGATCGTTGGGAGGATCGATGGGCGTCGACCTGGGAGGAGCGCTCAGCGTGTCGTTGATGAAGGCGAGCTCGGCGCCCGACACCGGTTGGTCCGCCGCGGTGAGGAGGTTCCACTTGGTCGGGTCGTACTTGACGGTGGTAGCTTGGTTCATACCGGTGGCGGCGTTGTACGTAAACCTCGTGGAGACCGCGGACCACTGGCTCGTCACGAAGAAGGACCTCGGGATCTTGAGGAAAAGGATCTTTCGGTAGTCCTCGCGCTGGGTGATGTCCCTCCCGAGGATGCCGGCGTCCTGGGTGTAGGTGTAGCCGAGAGACGCCGACTGCGTCATCATGTGGTCGAAGGTGTCGAAGACGAACGCGCCCCCTCCGGTGGTCCTCTGTTCGAACAGGGTGTACGCGCTGCTACTGCCAGGCGGACCGACGTGCCTCTCCTTGAGGTCGTCGAGGAACTGCATGGGGTGCTTGTAGTTGCCGTTGACCTTCTTCGGGACGGTGGTCGGGGTGGGACACTCCCAGGACTTGGAACTCTCGAAGCAGTTCTGAACGACCCACTGAACCATCTCCGACGTCAGGTTGTTCGCCCAGTTCTTATCGACGTATTTGTGCTGAGCTTTAACCATCTCCGGGGAGGTCCCGCGCAGCTGGTAGGACTTCGACTTCATCGCCCCGTGGTGGGTGATGTCGGCGATCTCCGTGAGGTGGAAGGACCACGTGGCGGGGTCGGTGATCCCCGGGACGGAATAGGATATGTTGAGGGTCTCGTCCCCGGTGATCATCAGGTTTCCCATGTCGTCGAGGACGTCGATGACGTTGACGTCAACCGTGGTGTACGGTTGAAACACCGACTCGTAGACGTTCCAGTCCCCGAACGTCGAGTTCGCGCTGGTTAGGTAGTTGAGTGTCCATCCGCGCGCGCTCTGGAGTGAGAACTGCGTCACGTCGATGTCGCCCGGTCTAACATAAGTCATGTTAGGCGGTCACTTCTTGGACGAAGAACGGCGCGATGTTTTGGTAGCCACGCTTCTTAAAGTGCACGATCGCCCTCTGTTTAGCCTCTGCCCTATCCGCGCCGCCTACCCTAACGGTTTTTATCAGCAACTTTTGGTTAGCGGCCACGAGTGTCGGGTCCTTCATGCGACACTCGACCCGCCACTTGCTTGGTCCCATAATTTCCAACAGTTTCTTAGTCATGTACCGACACTCATTAGGTTGGCTAGGTTGCGGTTCATCGTTGGATAGAACGACTTGTTGAGGACAAGGACGGACCTGTTGTAGTCGTTGAGGGCGGACTCGTACTCCCAGTACGTCTGGGGAACCCAGTAGACCGCCTCGTCCTCCTGGAAGGTGTCGGAGACGATTTGCGTAGACGAGAACGCCGCGTTCGCCCCGGACTCAGTCCCGTAGAGGTACGAGGAGAACGCGGCGTTCGACACGACCTGAACGGGTGATCCTGCCTGGTCGATGTCGGTGTACCCCGAGAGGTGTTGGACCTGTACGCAGGTGGAGTTCGACCAAACGACCTGTCCCTGTCCGACGTAGGGGACAGTGGGATCGAACACCACCTGAACTATCTCGTCCAGGACGAAGGGGACGGCGTTCCCCGAGACGGTGTAGGACCGGATACCGTTGGTCGTCGCGTACTGTTCGGAGTTGGCGAGCGCGTACCCCGTCAGTACCCCGTGGTTCCCGAAGACCGGGTACCAGTACCTCGTGAGGTTTCCCGGAAGGGCGGCGTATCCCGAGACCGTGAGGGTCCGAGGAACCGACTGGTCGATCGCGTAGTTCATGGTCTTCGACTGGGCGAGTTCGATGGACCCGTACTTCCCCGCGATGAAATCGTTGAACTCGTCGGTGGTCAACCACCACCCGTAATAAGGATCGAGGACTTGGTTGGAGAAGTAGAGGACCCATGAGGCGTACGCGTCCCCGTAGTATCGGTACGCCAGTTGATCGGGGCGTTCCTCCGACGAGATGTCGTACGGGTAGTACAGTTCGGGGTTCGACAGCGCGCTCGTGAGCTCCCCGGCGCGGCGCGTAATGTCGATCGCCGCGGTGTTGGAGTAGCGTATCTGAGGGAACGTCTGGAAATAGTGCTTAATCTCTAATTCTCCTAGGGATTAAAATCGCTCTGGGTCCAAATCGCGAGCTCGACGAGGTTGACGTTGAACCCGACGATCGTTGGGCCTGAGGCGGTGAAGCCGTCCGCCGTTAGGAACGACGGTCCCCCTCCGGCCGTGTAGTCCACCTCGACGCTCTCTACCACGCACGGCTTGAAGGTGTACAGGTACTGATTGGGGTAGAACGAGGGCTGCACGAGGTTCGGGTACCCCAGGGTGTTGTTCGTCCCGAGCGTCGGCAGCATGTTGCGCTGGAACTCATTTATGATCGTCCGCAGGTTGTTGCTGTCGGTCTGGTTGCGCGGCGCTACGTGCCACGTGAACGAGTGCCTCTTCAGGTCGGGTGCCTTGTAGAGCATCGTCATCATGGGGTTGCCGATGGCGCCCGTCATCTCCGAACCGATGTCTGTAGAGCCAACCAAGCGCGCCATAAGGGCCTTGCCTATGTCCACGGTGGACATGCCGCCGGTCGACATCTCCCAGACTCCCTGCAGGATGTCCCCGCTGGTGGACATCCAGACCTCATGCTGGTGGTCCACGACGCGCTTAGGCATCGGCAGGATGACGCTGTCCAGCGGCGTAAGGTCTCCCCCCGCGACCGCGCTGGGCCTGTTCCACTGAAGGAACTGGAAGCCCATCCATACCTGGCGCCCCCCGACGACCAGGTCTCCGGGATACACGACGCTGGTCGACAGAGCCGCGGTCGGCTGCGTCGGGGGCTTGTAGAGGTACGTAGTTGCCATCGGGATTCCAGGTAAATAGAACTGCCTCCTATTTATCGAAGCTTCGGGAAGATGCCGCGATACCACCAAGGAATGTTCAAGCCGCAGAACCCCGCAAAATACCGCGGGTGTCTCCGAACCATAGCGTACCGCAGCGGGTGGGAGCTCTCCTGCATGTCGAGGCTGGACAGGGACCCCGCGGTCCTGTGGTGGCAGTCGGAGGAGGTCGTAGTTCCCTACTCCAATCCCGTGAGCGGCGCGTTCGCGCGGTACTTCCCCGACTTTTGCTATGCGGTAAAGGGTTCCGACGGCAAGGAAGTCGTGACGATGGTGGAGGTGAAGCCGCACGCGCAGACGCGACCCCCGAGACGGGGCGCCCGAAGGAACAGGAAGAAACTGGTGACCGAATCCCTAACATACGCCAAGAACGTCGCGAAGTGGGAAGCCGCCAACCGGTTCTGTGAAAAGCGCGGCTGGACGTTCAAGATACTGACTGAAAAAGAGATCGGAGCCTGGAAGTGACCGGCCTGCTGAGCGACCTGCTGCGCCGGGGACAGGGGTCCACGAAGGACTCCGCGGCGTGGTTCCGAAAGGGGGCCGCGGAGCTGCGGAAGCTGGAGCCCCTCGCGGCGGTGAAGTCGGTCGACCGACCCTTCGCGCGCGTCGACCGCCTGTCGGTCGACTCCATCGGTAAACTGTACATGTTCGTCTACGATCCTAAGACGAAGAAGACCATGCCGTACTACGACACCTTCCCGATGGTTATACCGATCGAGTTCTACAGGGACGGGTTCCTCGGGGTGAACCTACACTACCTTCCCCCGAAACACCGCGCTGTGCTGCTCGACGCGCTGATGGGTACCGCCAACAATGATAAAATGGATAAAACTACCAAAATGAAAGTATCGTATCGTCTTCTTAAAGGATTCTCTCGGTACCGATATTTTCAACCCTGTGTAAAAAGGTACCTAGGAGCTCATGTACGCTCTCCTTTCGTATACGTAGCACCTTTGGAATGGCGAAATGCCATCTTCCTTCCAGCCGAACGCTTTATGAAGGAGGACACCGGCACGGTGTGGCGGGACAGCCTAAACATGCTCGGGAGTCGTTAGGAATTTCTCTTTACGCTTTATCCATCCTAAACGCATGTTCTTTCTACATTCTTCCGATTTTGGAACTGATTTTCTAGGTACTCGATGCTTTGCCTTATGATCTTCCGACATCGGTCCACGTGGTCCGCGCGGACCACGAGCATTGGGCCTTGGACCTCGTAACTTAGCCTTCGTCTCTTCCGTCCTAGGACGCCTCATTTTTGCCCTATGTTCTTCTGATTTTGGTCCGGTGGTTCCCTCCCCGCCATTTGTCCTATTCAGGAGAATCCCCGTTCCTAAGTCTTTACGCCCGTACCACACGATGTAGCGTCTCTCTAGAGCGCAGCCGCCGATGTCTGATAGGTTTCTTTCCATAAAGACGATGAGGCGCTTGTCCTTTGGAACAGGAACACCGTGACACTCGTGGCGCTTATCGTAGGCACGGTTGCCTTTTCCCTTACCAACGTAATATGGAGTACCAGCGGGTGCGGTTTCGCTATCCCGTTCACGCAGGTAAGCATATACGTAGTGGTTATAAATAGTCATGCTGGACCTCCATCAAGGCTAGAGTCCGTGGGTTTGGCGACCGCGACGGACCTTTTATTTATCGACGACGGAGAACTTCAATACCCTTCGACATCAATGAGTTCCTGACAGACGTCAAGACCTACGGCTACATCCGCAGCTCGCACTTCGACGTGACCGTGGGGTCGCCGACGGTCCTGGCGGGACTGACCGCGGTGAACAACGGGAACGAGATAACCTCGGCGCAGGCCTCGACCCTGCTGAAGATGCGGATCGAGCAGGTTAAGATACCCGGCATCGCGCTGCTCACGGCGGACATCGAGCGCTACGGAGTTGGACCTACCCAGAAGATGCCCCTCAACGCGGCCTTCGTCGATACGTCCTTCACGTTCCTGGCCGACAAGAACGGCAGCCTGTGGAACTTCTGGTACCAATGGATGCTGGCGATCGTGAACTTCTCGGGAACCGTCAACAACACGGCGGGGAGCGTCATCAACGACACCGCGACGTACCTCGTCCGGTACAAGGACGACTGCGTCGTTCCCATCACCATCACGATGTACTCCCAGGACGGAAAGGTCGCGCAGACCATACAGTTGTCCGACGCCTACCCCGTGTCGATGAACGACATCCAGGTCGGGTGGGGGGAGGAGGACGCCATGGTCAAGGTGACCGTGGGAATCACCTTCAAGGAAATGGTCATCACCAACGCTGGAACGAGCACCGGCGTCACCACGGCTTAATGAAAAGGAGACTATAGAATGAGCTTCCCACAGATAAAGCACCCCACGTACGACATAAAGGTTCCCGGAACGAGCAGGACCGAAAAGTTTCGCCCCTTCCTGGTGAGGGAGGAGAAGCTCCTCCTTACGGCTCGAGAGAGCGGCGAGACGTCAGACATCCTTAAGGCGATGAAGCAGGTGGTCCAAAACTGCGCGCTCTCGGAAAAGTTCAACGCCGACGCCGTGCCCATCTTCGCGCTGGAGTACATGTTCCTCAAGCTGCGGGCACACAGCGTGGACTCGATCGTCCACCTGTCCTACCGCGACGCCGAGGACGACAAGGTCCGCGACTTCGACGTCGACCTCATGGGGGTGGAGGTGGAGTTTCCCGAGAAGTCCGAGCGCGTCATCGAGATCAGCGACGGCGTCGGCCTCACCATGAAGTACCCGTCGGCGGCCCTCTACAGCGACGCGAAGTTCCTCAACTCTCCCCCGGGCGACTACCTCTTCGAACTGATACTCCGCTGCGTCGAGAGCGTGCACGAGGGGGACACCATCCTTGAGGCTCCCTTCGACAGGAAGGAGTTCGTTCCGTTCCTTGAGAACCTCAGCGTCGCGACGTTCGACAAGATCCAAAAATTCCTCACGGACACTCCTCGGATGCGGCACGTCATCGTGTACGTGAACGACCTCGGGCACGAGAGGAAGATAACGCTGGAGAGCCTCCAAGATTTTTTTACGCTCTGACCGGCCACAACACGCTAGCGAACTACTACAAAACGATGTTCAACCTAACGTATCATCACAGGTGCTTTACGCTGACTGAGCTGGAGAACATGTACCCGTACGAGCGCGACATGTTCGTAGACATGCTGACCAACTGGTTGCAGGAACAAGCAGAGGAAGCCAGGCGCCGAGCGCTGGCCGAGAGGTAGGACGAGATGGCCGACGGCATATCTGAACAGGATCTTGTAAAGGGCCTAAAGGGCAAGGAGCTCCAAGACTTCGTGCTGGCGACGCCGGTCGCGCGTGCGAAGATGCTGGGTGCTATGGCGGCCAGGCTCAGGATACAGAGGGCGGGGGACGAGAAGGAATCGCAGGCAGCCGCTAAGCGCGAGAGTCTCGGGAGCGGCGCGATGGGCATCGAGAAGGTCGCGGCGAAGGTAGAGAAGGGAAACGACAAGGTCGCTGCAACGATCAATAAAGGGAACGAAAGGGTCGCGTCGAAGATCGACTCGAGCAGGGACAGAATAGCCGCGGAGATTCAACTCGCCGCGGAGAAGATCAAGACGAACGCCAACACCGGCAATAGATCCATAGTCGGAAACCTATGGGATATCACAAAACTTATCTATAAATCCAACGAATCCCTCGACGATATACAGGACGCCACCGACAAAGCCCGTCATGAAGCCTCGCGCTCTCGAAAGCAGGGGGACGCCGCGCCCGTCAAGAAGAAGGGCGACGACGTTAAATTCTTTGCAGGGATCGGCGGTGGGTTGGGGGGTCATCCAGGCGCGCACGGTCTAGCATCCAGCCTACTTGGGTTTGCGGGAGCGGAGGGTACGCTCGGCGGCCTAGCTGCTAAAGGCTTCAGCATGCTCTTCTCGCCCATGGGACTCGCGGCGCTCGCTGCGGGCGCTGCGGGCGCCGACTTCCTCAATTGGGCTAACCAAAATCACAAGGACCTTATCAATCACCCCTTAGATGCCGCAGCTGAATGGGGAACAGACGTCCTTGGAAAGTCCATTAAGAAGACAACCGCTGGAAAAGCATACACCGCTACACGAGAAGCTGGAGGATCCCAAGCTCACGCACTCGCGTCCGGAGCGTACGCCGGAGCGGAGAAACTCACTAAGACGGCGGCTAAGGCAGCTCCGGGAGCACTCACAAAACTTGGAACGACTGTCGGCGACTTCTTCCTTGGAGACAACGCAGTAGAGAACTGGCTAGCCACCGACCCGAGAAGAAAGGGACAGAAGTTCAAGACTCTGCAGGAGGTACAGAAGGAAAACCACGACCGAATCTGGGGACCGACTCCTTCCCCATCGACTGCTAAAGTAACCGAGCTCCCGTCACACCAGCTTCCCCAGGGACTATCAAAGTCCAGAATGCTGGGCTCAACGGCCTCCACCCCCAGCGCCGACATCACGAAGCTGACGGGAACACAAGCAGCGCCCGTGTCCGACACCGGACGCGTCGATGAAGCGAGGGCGCGCGACGCCACGGTCGTCGCGACCGAGCAGGCGACGCTGGGGCTGCAGACCGGCGGTGTAGGGGCGGGTATCGGGAACATGAACGCAGCGGTGGGCGGCGAGACCGTCGGAGCTGCCCGCCTCGGAGTTACGGCTCCCCCGGCCCCGGGAACCGGCGGCGCCTACGAGGTACCGTCTCACTCGAAGAAGATGCCGAAGTGGGCGGGGGGCAGCGGGGGCGGCGCAGAGGTCGGCAGCGGCCGCGCACATCTCGCGAAGGGAGACCTAGCAAAGAACCAAAAGGAAGCGTACAAGTCTGCCAGAGCTGAGGGACTGACCGATACGGCGGCCAGGGCACTCGTCGCCAACATGTCCGGAGAGGATCTTAGGAATCCAAAGAGCTACCACTGGGACAGCTCCCACATGGCGCGCGGTATTGTGCAGTGGGACCCGCAGCGCTCGGAAGCCATCAAGCGACAGTTTGGAAAATACCCCAACGATATGACCGTCGGCGAGCAGACGAAAGCAGCCGTATGGGAGATGAAGACGAACCCTACCTATAAGAAAACGTGGGATGCGTTGAACAATCCGAAGGCCACTTCGGGGGAGATGATTCACGAGCTGGTGCACAACTATGAGAGACCAGGAGACAAAGCGAAGGCCGTATCTCAGCGCGAGGGGTTCTATAGGGGCCTTCCTAAATCAATGGAAGGTGACCAAACACAGGTAGCCGCCAACGCATCCCAAGCGCCCGGAGGGTCTACTGGATCGGCCGGCGCAGTCGGCAAGGGAGGCGGGGATACTGGACGCGCCGGTGCCGGGGGCGGAACGTCGGCGGCGGCGCTGGTGTCCAGGTACGCCGGTAAGTCTCGAGGGGAGTCGGAACAGTGCGTGGCCCTGGCGAAGTCGGCCGCGGGCGTCGGCCACACGTCCGGCTGGCACCCCGGCGACAAGCTTGGGCCCAACACCCCGGTCGGAACGCCCATCGCGACGTTCGGAGCCGGCGGCAAGTACATGAACACCCCGGGGCAGTCGCACGCCGCGATCTTCCTGGGGATGGATAAAGGCGGTATACGCGTGCTGGACCAGTGGAAGGGACACGCGGCCAGCGAGCGCGTGATACCCTACGGGGAAAAAGCCGAGAGCGCGCAGAACTTTAGAGTCATCGCCGACGCATCGGGTAAGCCGAGGGGAATGGCCACCGCGCAGGGACCAGCACCATATCAAGCAACGGACACAGCGCCCGCCGCTGCACCCTCAACAGCGTCGCCAAGCACCACCGGTACAGCGGGCGCCGTGACCGCGGGGGATCGAACGGCGGGCGCGCCTGGTGCAGCACCAGGCGCGCCTCGAGGCGGTAAGCAGACGGAACTGGCCAGCAGATTGGCACACGCCGTAAATATCGCGGGCGACACGAAGGGGCTGAAGGAGGGTCCCAACACCGCGCTCCTAACAAAGTT